TCCTATCATCCACAGAAATGGTAAAAAATGGGACTTTTTTTGGAAAAATCCTGCAAAAATGCCCAAAATAATGTAAAAATCCCTCAAAATCTCAAAAAACGGAACATTTTTGAGAGAGGGTTTTGAAAATCGCTGAATGAGATAAAAGAAAATGGAGAGCGATATGAAAAAAATGAGTTTAAAGCAACAGTCAGACCAGATCCTCAAAATGGCAGAGGAAAGTGGTCTCACAAGCAATTATTTTTTTGTGACTACATTTGAGAGATACCAAGTGCAGTTGGAAATCTTGGAATCTCTCAAGCAATCCATCAATGATGAGGAATTGACAGTGACAAAAGAATACGTCAAAGGCAGAAAAAATCTTTATACACATCCTGCTGTCAATGATTTCAACAGGACAACAGACTCAGCCAATAAAACAGTGGCAACACTGCTGAGAATCATCAAGAGCTTTGAGGCTGAGAACACAAAAGAGGAATCAGATCCACTGATTGACATCATAAATGGTGGTGATCTGGATGATAAAGAATAATAAAGCCTTTGAATATTGCAAAAGTGCCATAAAGAAAAAGACCACTCCCAAATATGTCAAACTGCAGATGAGACAGTTCATGGACATCTGCAATGGGAAAAATAAAAAATACAAGATCAGTGAGAAAAAGCTGAAACAGGTTGAAAACATCCTCAAGATTCTGATGATGCCAAAAGGACTCAAGGCAGGTCAGAATCTTTTTGATTGCTCAACAAATTATCAATGGTTGTTTTATGTGGCAATCCTCTGTGTTGTGTACAGAGACAATGAGGAGAAAAGGAGATATGAGACAGGCATCCTTGAAATCTGCAGAAAGAATTTCAAGACCTACACCATTGCAACCATTTTCATCATCCTGTTTTTGACAGAGCCTCCATTCTCAAAGTTTTTCTCTGTGGCTCCAGATGGATCACTTTCAAGGGAAATCAGAGAGGCTATTGCTGAGACAATCAGATCCTCACCTTTGTTGTATGAGTTCAAAGACCAAAAGAGATTTAAGATTCTGAGGGACTATATTATGTTCAAGCCCACTCAGACTCAATACATCCCTTTGAACTATTCAACAAGCAGGATGGACGGAAAACTGCCAAATGCTTTCATTGCTGATGAGGTTGGAGCTCTGCCCATCTCATATCCGATTGAGGCAATGAGGAGTGGACAGCTCAACATCCTCAACAAACTTGGTTTCATCATCTCCACCAAATATCCGACCATTGACAATCCCTTTGAGAGTGAGGTTGGGTATGCCAAAAAAGTCCTTGATGGCTTAGAGAAAGATGAGACAGTTTTTGCTCTCTTGTATGAGCCCGACAAAACACAGGGATGGGAGACAGATGATCTGATCTTGCAACAGTCCAATCCTGTTGCTCTGGAAATCCCAGAGATATGGGAGGACTTGAAAAAGAAACGAGCCTATGCCATTGCAGTGGAATCTGCAAGAGAAAATTTCCTCTGCAAACACTGCAACATCATCTATCAAGGAATAGGAACAGAGACCTATGTTGATGTGAAAGATGTGCAGGAGTGCAAAGTTTCCAAAATAGATTGGAGAGGCAGAGTTGTCTATTTAGGACTTGACCTCTCTGAGACCAATGACAACACATCTGTTGCAATGGTCAGTGTTGATGATGACAACAACATCCTTGCAGATGTCATTGCATTCATTCCAGAGGGACGGATTGAGGAAAAAAATGCATCTGAAAAAATCAATTATCGGGATTTCATCAAAGCAATGAAATGCATTGCATGTGGTGACAGGGTTGTTGATTATGCAGTGGTAGAGGATTTCATTCTGTCCGTGGAGACTAAATATGGAGTCCAAATTCAAGCGATTGGCTATGACAGATGGAATGCTCTTTCCACTGCACAAAAATTGGAAAAGGCAGGACTCAACATGGTGGAGGTCAGAATGCACTCATCTGTGTTGCATCCTCCCACAAAACTCCTCAAGGAGAAAATCCTTGCACATGAGTTCCAATATACGGAAAACAAATTGCTTGAGATCAATTTTCAGAACTCAAGATGTGTCTATGACACAAATAAAAATCAGTATGTGAACAAAAAGAAATCCAAAGGCAAGGTTGACATGGTTGTGTCTTTGATCATAGCAACCTATCTCCTGCAACAGGATGTGTTCCTCAATCAGATGGATTTCATAGTTCAGACGATTTAAGAAAGGAAAAGCAATGGCTTGGTTTGAATTTCTGAAAAAAAGAGAGGAGACTCCTCCTCCTGCTCCACTTGCAGAACCAGATCCCATTGTTGATGATGTCCTGCTCAAGGCACTGCTTGAGAATGAGACCATCACAAGAGAAAAGGCTCTGACACTCCCTGCAGTGAGTGGTGCAGTGGATTTCATCTCAAACTGTGTGGCATCAATGCCTGTGAAACTTTACAAGGTCAAAGATGGCAAGGTTGAGGAAAGAAAAGATGATGAGAGAGTCAGAATGCTAAACGGAGACACAGGTGACACTCTGGATGCATTTCAGATGAAAAAGGCAATGGTCACTGATTACCTGCTTGGAAAAGGTGGATATGCCTACATCAGAAGAAACAGAAATGATGTAACAGGTCTGTTTTATGTTGAGGACAGATACATCACCATCATGAAAGTCTATGAACCCATATTCAAGCAGTATCAGATCTTTGTGGGTGGCTATGGCAAGGATGGAAATCAGAAACAGGTTGGAACCTTTCAACCTTGGCAGTTCATTAAGTTGTTAAGGAACACCAAGGATGGAGCATCTGGAGAGGGAATCACTGTTGAACTCTCCAAGTCATTAGAGACTGCATATCAAACTTTACTCTATCAGCTTGGCATGGTCTCCACAGGAGGCAACAAGAGAGGATTTCTGCAGAGTCAGAGAAAACTTGCCAAGGATGAACTTGATGCTCTCAAAAAGGCATGGAAAAACCTCTATGCAAACAACACAGAGAATGTGGTTGTCCTCAATAATGGAGTGGAGTTCAAAGAGGCATCCAACAGTGCTGTTGAGACTCAGATGAATGAGTCAAAAAAGACTCTGCAGGATGAGATCAATGATATTTTCCACATCTATCCAGATGACTTTGAGAGGACATTCAAAGAGGCAATCTATCCAATCATCAAGGCATTTGAGACTGCTCTGAACAGAGACCTGCTCCTTGAGAAAGAAAAGAAAAACCATTTCTTTGAGTTTGATGTCAAAGAGATTGTCAGAGTTTCCATCAAGGAAAGATATGAGGCATACAAACTTGCCAAGGAAACAGGATTCATGACTCTCAATGAGATCAGACGAGCAGAGAACATGGAATATATTGAGGGACTTGATGTTGTCAATGTTGGACTTGGTGCAGTTCTCTATGATGTAAACAAACATGTGTATTACACTCCCAACACTGACACTGTTGGAGACATCTCAAACGAGGGTGATCAGTCAGATTCTGAGGAGGAACTTGAAAAGACACAGGACATGCTCCTTGGTCATGAACTTGCCAAAGAATTTGATGAGTCTGGAAATTCTGCTGATGCATAAAGGAGGAAACAATGGCAATCACAAACAAATTAGCACATACAACCAATTATGTGGAATTAGAGGGAACCTCTGAGGACACCAAGCCTCTTGAGGGAATCGGAGTCAATTCCAAGTTTTATGAGCTTGACACCAATGATGTCTATTTCTTTGATGGTTCGGCATGGGTGCAGGTTGGCTCAGTGGAGGCATAAGGCATGGAAATAAGAATCAAAGCTGACAGGGTTGAGATTGACGGATATGTCAACGCTATTGAGCGAAAATCAAAACCTCTTTGGTCAAGAATGGGACAGTTTGTTGAGAGAATCTGCAAAGGTGCATTCAAGAGAGCACTTGGCAGAAATGATGATGTCAAAATCCTGCTCAACCATGATCCCAACAGAGTCCTTGGTTCTACCAAGCAGGGAAATCTTGAACTTGAGGAGGACAACATTGGTCTGAGGGCAAGAGCAACCATCACAGATCCAGAGGTGGTGAGGAAAGCCAAGAACAATGAACTTGTTGGATGGTCTTTTGGTTTCTATGACAGAGATGTTGAGAACAAAAGAGATGAGGATGGATTCCCTCTGAGAGATGTCAAAGACCTTGACCTTGAGGAGGTCTCTATTCTGGACAGAACAAAGACTCCTGCCTATGACGGAACCTTGGTCATGGTCAGAGCAGATGAGAGTTCTGTCTTTTATGGAGAAACCTATGCAGATGACATCACTCTCACTCTGAGGGATGTGAATGAGGAGACTCCAGAGGAGTCCAAGGATGTTGCAGAACAGCCAAAAGAGGCTGAAAAGCATATAAATTATGATGAGTGGGAGAATCTCATCAATGACATGAAAAGCTAAAAAGGAGGAAAAAAACATGTCAAAAGTTCTTGAAGAAAGAAAAAATGATCTAATCACCAGAGCTGAGGAGGTTCTCAACACGGCAAAGGCTGAACAGAGAGAGCTTACTGATGCAGAGGCACAGGAACTTGCAGAGATCAAGGATGATGTCAGAAGAATCAAGGAGACATTACAGCTTGATGATGATTTCCGTGAGTTGCTTGATGCAGAAAAGAAAGAGGACAAAGAGCCAAAGGAGGATATGAGCGACATGGACAGAGCATGTGGAGCAGACGAAAAGAGAGCCCTTGAGCAGAGGGAACTTGCAGACAGGAGAGCATTTGAGGAGTATATCAGAGGTTATGTTCTTGAGAACAGATCTGATCCCGATCCCACTAACATGACCAAGGGAGCAAACGGAGCAGTCATTCCCGAAACCATTGCAAACAAGATCATCAAGAAAGTATATGACATTTGTCCTATCCTTGAGAGATCATCCAAGTACAATGTCAAGGGAACTCTCACCATCCCTTACTATAATGAGTCTGAGACTGCAATCACTGTTGCATATCAGAGTGAGTTCACTCCCATGGCATCACAGGTTGGAAAGTTCACAAGCAATGTGACTCTGACAGGATTCCTTGCAGGTGCTCTTGTTAAGGTTTCAAGATCCCTCATCAACAATTCTCAGTTTGACATTGTTCAGCATGTAATTGATCTCATGGCTGAACATATCGCAAGATTCATTGAGGGTGAGCTCCTCAATCCCTCAGATGCATCTCACAAGGTCAGAGGACTTTCCACTCTCACCAACAGCATCACTGCAGGTTCTGCAAGTGCAATCACTGCTGATGAGGTCATCAAGGTTCATGACAAGGTAAAGGATAGATATCAGCAGAATGCAATCTGGATCATGAGCACCAACACCAGAACTGCTCTCAGACTCCTCAAGGATGAGATGGGCAGATATCTCCTGCAGGATGACATCTCCTCACCTTTCGGAACCACTCTCCTTGGAAAGCCTGTTTATGTATCGGACAACATGCCCGAAATCGCAACAGGCAAGACTGTTCTCTATTATGGTGATTTCAAGGGACTTGCAACCAAGTTCTCTGAGGAAATCAACATACAGGTTCTCCGTGAAAAGTATGCTGATGAACATGCTGACGGAGTTATTGGATGGTTTGAGTTTGACTCAGAGGTTGAGGATCAGCAGAAAATGTCCAAGCTTGTAATGGCTTAATCAAGGAGGTAAAGAGACATGCAATATATTGCAACAGTCTCTTTCTCTGGAGTGATATCAATGGCAAAGGGCAAGGTCAGTGAGATATCTGATCCTGCCCTTGTTGCTGACCTTACAAAGGCAGGATATATCATTCCATTTGAGGCAACCAAGCAGGTCACTGAGACCAAAGAAGAAAAGCCCAAATCAAAGAGAAAGGGGAAAACAGAATGAATGTAATAGCAACAATTCCTTTCACCATGAGGAATGCATCCACAGGTGAACTCACATCTGTTGCAGATGGCTCCATTCTTGTTGTAACTGATGAGGTTGGTGCACAGCTCATTGCTGACGGACTTGCAGAGGAATACACTCTGATCACTCCCACAGGCACCAAGAGCATCACTGAAAATGGTGAGGCAATAGATGTCACTGAGTATGCAAAGGTCAATGTCAATGTTCCCAATCCCTCAACAGGAAAGGTGGAGATCACAGGAACTGCAGAGGTTGATGTGACTCAGTATGCATCCGCACAGGTTGTTGATGCAAACCTCATTGCAGAGAACATCAAGAAAGATGTGACCATCCTTGGAGTGACAGGAACCTATGAGGCATAAACACCTGCCAAAAACGGAGGTGGCACATGAATGCAATCACTAAAGTGAGCGATATTACTGCACAAGACCTTGCAGATTATTTGAGGATCTGTGAGACCACTGCAGATGATATCAACACTCTCAATACACTCTTAACTGTTGCCAAGGTATATGTTGGAGAATACACAGGACGAACCATCCAAGAATTAGATGATTTCAAGGACATAATCATTGTGATCCTAATCTTGGTGCAGGATATGTGGGACAACAGAACACTCTATGTTGACAGCAACAATGCCAACAAAGTGGTTGAGTCCATCCTTGGTCTCCATTCGGTGAATCTATTATGACCAATGCAGGAAAATACAATAGAAAAATCAACATATATTCAGTTGCGATTGGCAAAGACTCACAGGGATTTCAGACTAAGACCAGAACTCTTGTCCTTTCTCCCTATGCCCACATCAAGACCACAAAAGGCATGACTCTGATCAGAAACAACACTGATTTTGAGAAAGCATACACCAATTTCACAATCAGATATCCTGTCACTGCAATCAACAGAGACATGGAGATTGATTTCAATGGAAAGACATACACCATTGAATATTTGAACAATGTGGATGAGGCAAATGTGGAACTTGAGATGCAATGCAAAGAGGTGACACACTGATGGCAAAGTTTGAGTTGGAGTTGCCCAATGAAATAATCAAGCAGATCTCAGAGATTTATGACAATTCTGAGGAAATCTTTGGAGAGATGACCAGAGCAGGAGCCAATGTTGTGAACTTAAACATTGAGGCAAATGTTCCAGAGTCCATCAGAGACTCAAAGATGATGAACTGCTTGAAAATCACCAAGACATATAAAACTCCCTCAGATGATGGAATCAACACCAAGATTGGATTTTATGGGTATTTTGAGAACAAGGACGGAAAGATTGTTCCTGCTCCTTTGGTTGCCAATGTCTTTGAATATGGCAGATCATCAGCACCATTTCCAAAACATCCTTTCTTGAGAAAATCTTTCAAGAGAAAAGAGATTGAGGAGGCAATGCTGAAAGCCCAAAGCAGGGCAAGTGGAGGACTGCTTGATGAATGAACTGATTGAACAAATTTTTGCCAATTTCACAGTGGACAAGGTTCCAATCCCTGTCTCATACATGTTCTATGAGGGACATGGTGAGCCCTATGTGGTATATATGCAGGAAAATGCAGATGGATCTCTTTCTGCTGATGATGAGCTTGTTGGATATGTTGATTACTATGATTTTGATGTGTACGCAAAAGGCAATTATACCAACATAGTTAAGAGCATTAAGGATCTGCTGAAAGCAAACGGATTTGTTTGGCAACCAAGCAGGTCAAGCATGGATATGTTTGAAAAAGACACAGGATATTATCATAAAACACTGAATTTTGCTTTTTTAAAGGAGGAAAATTGAAATGGCAAAAATCGGATTAAAGAATTTCCTCTATGGTATTCTCACTGAGGAATCTGACGGAACTGCAACCTATGGTGTTGCACAGAAACCTGCAAAGGCAATCTCTTGCAAGGTTGACATCTCTAACAATGATGCAAAGCTCTATGCAGATGATTCACTTGCAGAGTCTGACACCACTTTCCAGAGTGGAACTGTCACTCTTGGCATTGATGATGAGGATGATGCAACACTTGCCACTCTCCTTGGACATCAGTTTGTTGGTGGTGAGGTTGTCAGAAATGCCACTGACATTGCTCCCTATGTGGGACTTGGCAGAATCATCACCAAGATTGTTGGTGGTGTATACAAGTACAAGGTTGAATTTCTCAAAAAGGTAAAGTTCTCAGAGCCCTCACAGGACAACAGCACCAAGGGTGAAAATGTTTCCTTTGGAACCTCTGAACTTTCTGGACAGGTTTCTGCTCTTGCAAATGGTGATTGGTCTGCATCCAAGACATTCAACACCTTTGAGGAGGCTCAGACCTATCTTGAGGGATTCTTTGGATCTGCAACACCTGCCACTGTCAGCTTTAATGTGAATGGTGGAACAGGAACTGTTGCATCCATCAACACCTATGTTGGAGCAACCATCAGAGTCAGTGATGGTGAGGAGATAACTCCTCCTACTGACAAGGTGTTCATTGGATGGGATACATCCTCAAGCTCCACCACTGCTGACATTGTAGGTTCTTACAACGTCACAGGCACTGTCACTCTCTATGCAATCTATGCAGATGAGAACTAAATAAAAATCAAATAATGGACAAGGAGCAGATGATGAGTCTGCTCCTTTTTGTATTGGAAAGGAAAATGAGATGAAAGATTTTAATGGGAGTATTCAATACAAAGGTGCAGACTATCGTCTTGTGTTCAATCTGAATGTCATGGAGGCAATCCAAGAGGAATATGGCTCCATTGACAAATGGGGATCACTGACTGACGGAACTGCATATGCTGAAAAGGAATATATAAGACAGCATGGTTCTCTGGATGGATGGGATGATCTCAAGCCAAAGGAGAAAGCAAAATATGAGGGTGAACCAGATGCAAAGGCTGTCATATTTGGATTCACTCAGATGCTCAATGAGGGCATTGATATGTCTAATGAGGAAAATGGAACCAATATTCCTCCACTCACTCTCAAGCAGGTGGGCAGGATAATCACAGAGGTTGGTCTTGCTAATGCAACAGCAAAGATGAATCAGACTGTCATTGAATCCACCAAGGGTGAAGAAAAAAACGCATAGTCCAAGATGAGTATGATCCTGTCATTGACTTTTCTTGGTTTTGGTTCATAGGAAAGGCAAAGCTCAATTTGTCTTTTAAAGAGACAGGACGATTGACACTAACAATGTTTAATAAATTATATAGCCACTACAAAAACGATTGGAGTTATGAGATGAGACTCAGAAAGGCAAATCTGTCATATTCTGAGGCATTTGAAAAAGCCCAAAAGGATGAGGAGTGGCTGTGAGGATATAAAACATGGCAGGTTTTGGTGGTGCAATAAAACTCACAGGAGCCTCTGAATATAAACAGGCTCTCTCTCAGATCAGCCAAAATCTCAAGGTTGTTTCTGCACAGATGAAAGCCACAGCATCAAGCTTTGATGCAGGTGAAATGTCTGAGAAGAAACTAAGCCAAGCCTCCAAGGAACTCAAGGCATCTCTTGAGGAACAGAAAAAAGCCCTTGAAACAGTCAAGAGCAATCTTTCTGACCTAACAAACAAATACAACGAGGCAGGAAAAAAGCATCAAGCCCTGTTGGAGGAGTACGAAAAAGAGAGCAAAGTTCTCAAGGAGATTGAGAGAGAATATGGACAATCATCCAAGGAATACAAAGAGCAGGAAAAGGTTGTCTCAGATCTTGGAAAAGAGGTCTCCAAGTCATCCAAGGACTATGAAAAGCTTGGAAAAGATGTAAACAACACAAGGATTCAGATTGCCAATGCTGAAACGAGCATCAATCAGACATCTGAGGCTCTGGACAACATGGGCACTGAGGCAGAGAAATCCTCTGAGGGATTCACTGTCATGAAAGGTGTGTTGGCTAATCTTGCCACTGATGTGATCAGAAACGTCATCAGCGGTCTCAAGGAACTTGGACAGGCATTTTATGACGTTGGTCAACAGGCTATTAAGGGTTATTCAGAATTTGAGCAATTAGAGGGTGGTGTCACCAAGATATTTGGTGAGGACATGGCTCAGACTGTCATTGACAATGCAAACAGAGCATTTTCAACAGCAGGACTCTCTGCAAATGAATATTTGGAAACAGTCACAGGTTTCTCTGCATCTCTGATTCAGAGCCTTGACGGAGACACAGTCCAAGCCTCCCAGATTGCTGACAGAGCCATTCAAGACATGGCTGACAATGCAAACACCTTTGGAACATCAATGCAGTCAATTCAGACGGCATACCAAGGATTTGCAAAAGGCAATTTTACACTTTTGGACAATCTAAAACTTGGATATGGAGGAACAAAAGAGGAGGCTGAGAGACTCATTGCAGATGCATCTGAGATGACAGATGTGATGGAGCAGTTGGGGATCACAGTCAATGCTGATGACATGAGCTTTGCAAACATAGCAAATGCAATCTCTGTTGTTCAAGCAAACATGGGAATCATGGGCACCACAGCAATTGAGGCTGACAGAACCATTCAAGGCTCCACTGCATCCATGAGATCTGCATGGCAGAACATGCTCACAGGCATGGCTGATGAAAACTCTGACTTTGAGACTCTTGCATCCAATTTTATTGGCACTTTGATCACTCCAGATGGAAAAGGTGGGGTCATAGGAAACCTTGTTCCGAGGATTTCAACAGTCATCACAGGAATGGCAGAGGCAATTCAGACTCTGATGCCTCAGTTGATTCAGACCATTGTCCCTGTGATAGAGGAGAACATCCCTGTCATCATAAATGCAATTAGGATGGCAATTGGCACTCTTGTGACCATTCTCCCAGACATCATTGATGTTTTGAGTGACATGATCCCACAGATTGTGAGTGCTCTTGTGAGTCTCATGCCACAGCTCACTGTTGCAGGTGTGAGGATCATGACAGGAATTGTTGAGGGCATAGCAAAGGCAATCCCTCAGCTCATGGAGATGATTCCTCAGATAATTGAGGACATGATTGAGATTTTCAATGAGTGGTTGCCCGATATCATTCAAGCAGGTGTTGACTTAATGATGGCACTGCTGAATGGAATCCTCAATGCAATGCCTCAGATCATTGAATCATTGCCAAGGATAATCACAGGAATAGTGAATGCACTGCTTTCTGCAATACCTCAGCTCATTGAGGCAGGGATTCAGTTATTCATGGCACTTGTTCAGAATCTCCCTGCAATCATTGAGGGAATAGTTGAGGCACTGCCTCAGATAATCACAGGAATCATTGATGCACTGCTTGAAAACATCCCTGCAATAATTGATGCAGGAATACAGTTATTTGTTGCACTTGTTGAAAACACTCCTGCAATAGTGATGGGAATCGTTGAGGCAATCCCTCAGATCATCACAGGAATAGTTGATGCAATAGTTGCATCAATTCCAAGAATCAAAGAGGTGGGAACAGAACTCATCACATCTCTGTGGACAGGAATCACAGAGGGAACTGCTCCTTTCTGGGATGCAGTCAATGACTTTTTCACTGTGATCATTCCAGATGCATTGGATGGAGTCAAAGAGGATGTTTTGAAATGGAAAGATAGTGTTCTTGAGTTCTTTGCATCCATTCCTCCGAAAGTTTCAGACATGATCCAGAATGTAATCACATTCCTCAAGGAATTACCTTACAATCTTGGACTCATTGTTGGTGAGGCTCTTGGAAAACTGATTCAGTTTGGACTTGATGCACTCAATTGGGTGATCACCAAGGTTCCCGAAATCATCAACAACATAGTCAATTTCTTTGCAACACTGCCCTCAAGGATTTGGGAGTGGCTGACAGAGGCATTCAAGAACATTGCCACATGGAGCCATGACACCACAGAGAAAGCAAAGGAAACAGGTGAGAATTTCATCAAGAACATCATTGATTTTGTCAAGGAACTGCCCTCAAAAGTGGGTGAGTGGCTGACATCAACCTTTGAAAATGTGTCACAGTTCGCTATTGACATTGCTGAAAAGGCATCAGAGGGAGCCAAGAACATGTTTGACAACATCATCAATGGCATCAGTGAACTCCCAGAGAGAGTCTTGGAGATTGGCAAGGACATTGTTGAGGGACTTTGGAATGGAATCTCACAGATGGGTGGATGGTTGTATGAACAGGTCGCAAGTTTTGCAACAGGCATCCTTGATGGAATGAAATCTGCACTTGGAATTGCATCTCCGTCAAAATTGTTTAGAGATGAGGTCGGAAAATACATTGCAGAGGGCATTGGAGTTGGTTTTGAAAATGAGATGTCAGCAGTTTCAGAACAGATGCAGAATGCAATCCCGACTCATTTTGACACAAATCTGACTGTCAATGGAGCCTCTGGAGGTTTTGCCTTTGAGAGCATGGTCTCAGCATTCAAAGAGGCACTGAGCGACATGAAAATTGAGATGGATGATGAGGAAATGGGCAAGTTTGTGGACAGAACTGTCACAAATCTTGTCTTTTCATAAGGAGGTAAAGGATGAATTATTGTGTCCTTAATGGTGTAAAAAGCACCTTGATCAAAGGATTGCTGATTCAGACCTTGCCTCCAATCTCCAAGCCTCTTGTGAGGACTACAAGAGAGGAGATTGATGGCAGGGATGGAGACATCATCACAAAATTGGGTTATTCAGCATATGACAAGCAGATGCAGATTGGTCTGTTTGGAGATTATGACATTGATGAGGTAATTGAATATTTCAATACTGAGGGAACTGTCATTTTCTCAAATGAACCCGATAAATTTTATTATTACCAGATCATTGAACAGATTGACTTTGAAAAACTCATCCGTTTCAAGACTGCAACAGTGACTTTCCATGTTCAGCCTTTCAAATATTCAGCAGTGGATGATGCAATCCTTGAATCAAAGAACAAGCTCTCTGTCAGAGTCTATTCTGTGCAGAGAGCAGGAGTCACCATCACTGCTGAAAATGGAATTATATCCGTATCGGGAACAGCAACATCAAATGCATTCTTTTATGTTCCCATCACTCCAATGACTCTGTTGGATGATGGAGTTTATTCCCTTGTTGCGAACACAAACGGATCTGGAGTTGGTGCAGTAAAGATCAGAATCATTGAGCAGAATCCTATCAATGCACAGTCATTTGGAGGCAGGGACTATCAGCTTTCATCCTCTGTGACAGATACAGTGACAATGGACAGAGACATGACATTCAATTATGTCTGTTTGGATATCACTGCAGGAACTGCAATGGATTTTGAGCTTGGAGTGAGAATCAATGATGATGGATTCAATTCTTTCAAGCTTTTCAACAGAGGAAATACAATCTCAAGACCTACATTCACGATATACGGAACAGGAACCATCAAATTGAGTCTTAATGGTTCGGAGGTTTTCACAATCAACCTTGCAACAGATGGATATATCACTCTTGATGCAATCTCTATGAATGCATACAAAGGTGACACTTTGAAAAACAGGTCTGTTGCAGGAGATTTCAGCAATCTTGTGTTAAAAATTGGAACCAACCTCATCTCATGGACAGGAAATGTCACTGAGTTCAAGGTTGAGAATGTGAGCAGGTGGATATGAGGACAAATTTTCAATTTCAAAATCAAAACATCACCATGGTGAGAGGTGACACTGTTGCATTTAATGTTGAGATATTTGATGAGGATCATGAGCCTGTGACAGTGGACTCTGCTTTCCTTACATGCAGAAAGGCAACCAACACAGGAATCATCTTTCAGAAATATCTTGCCCATGGAATCACTCAGCAGGATGGTCTCATGTGTGTCCGTATCGCTCCAGAGGACACAAGAGAGGTTGAGGAGGGAAATTATTTCTATGATTTCCAGATAGGCATTGATGAGGACATTTACACCATCATGATTGGAATGCTCACCATTGAGCAGGATGTGAGCTAAGGAGGAAAAGAGATGAGTTTGCAAAATTCACAGCAGATCAGTGATGTCAAAGTTCTCTTGAAAAAGGGAATGGACGGAAACGGCATTGTCAGCATAGAAAAGACAGGAACACAGGACAACATTGACACCTACACCATCACCTATGAGGATGGAGGAAAGGACACATTCACTGTCACCAATGGCAGGTCAATCAACAGCATTGTCAAGACAGGAACCTCTGGACTTGTTGACACTTACACCATCACTTTCAATGATACACAGACAGCAACATTCACTGTCACCAATGGCAGGTCAATCAACAGCATCACAAAGACAGGATCATCTGCAGGTGTAGACACTTACACGATTGCCTATAATGACAACACCACAAGCACTTTCACTGTCACCAATGGAACAGTGGCAGGAGGAATCTCTTATGATAACTCATCAAGTCATATGTCTGCTGATGATGTGCAGGAGGCAATTGATGAACTCAATTCATCCAAAGTCAGCAAGAATGGTGACACCATGACAAACTCTTTGGAGATTTATGGTGATCTGATTCTTGATGCCTCCAATAGTGGAGGAAATATGCTCTCAAGGCAGACCACAGATCCCTCCAATGTTTTCATGAACACACTCCCTGCATCAGATGGAACTCTTGCCCTCACAAGTCAGATTGCAAGGTCTGAGGACACACTCACAGACTATAGCAATGTCAGAATTGAGAGATTTGGAAAAGTCAGAACTGTCTTTTTCAATCAGTCTGGGATGAAACAATCCTCTCAATCTCACAATGTCATCAATGGAAATGGTGATGTTGTTTATATTCCATCTGCAGACAGACCTAAAAATACTGTCAAAGGATATGGATTTTACACAGGCAGTTCTGGATCAACAGCAGGTGTGGGAACATTTCCTGTTGAGATAACTATTTCACACTATGGAAATATATCCATGACCTACATCAAGAACAATCAGACCAATTATGTGGATGAGACCAATGCAACCATTAATGGAATGGTGACATATATTGTGGAATAAATGAGGCAATCACATGATCAGACTCTTTTCATCAACAGATAAAGTTTTTACATCCAATGGTGATGTGGTTCTGAATCCGACCAAGGCAATAGTTCACAAAGAGGACAATGGTGACTATTATCTTGACATTGAGATGGGCTTGGAATATGTGGACTATATTGTGGAGGGCAACATCATTGTTGCTCCCACTCCCACAGGAGACCAAGCTTTCAGAATCGGAAACGTCACCAAGAAGAAATCAAAGATTTCAACGAGATGTTATCATGTTTTTTATGACTCTGAGAATTATCTGATTGTGGATTCCTATGTGGTCAACAAGACCTGTGCTGAGGCTCTTGCACACTTAAACAATGCCACAGAGCCTGTCAGTGAGTTCACAACATCCTCAGATGTTTCTCATGTTGATTCATTCAGATGTGTCAGAAAATCTCTGTATGAGGCAGTTCAGACTGTCCTTGAAAGATGGGGAGGTCATCTTGTCAGAGATAATTTTGGCATTCAGATAAAGAGCTCAATTGGACATGACAATGGAATAATTGTTCAGTACAAAAAGAATCTGAAAGACATCACCTGTTCTGAGAATTGGAACAACGTTGTCACAAAGATTCTCCCTGTTGGCAGGGATGGGATCATGCTCAATGAACTTGATCCCACTGCAGACATTTACATCACAAGCTCCACACAGTATGATCTGCCCTACACAAAGACAGTTTCATTCAATCAGACTCTGAATGAGGAGGACTATCCCTCTGAACAGGCATTCAAGGAGGCTCTTGTTGCTGATTTGAGAGCACAGGCAACATCCTATCTTGCAACAAACTGTGTTCCACAGGTCAACTATACTCTCAAGGCTAATCTTGAAAAACTGACGGATGTGGGAGATGTGGTTGAGGTCATTGATGAGAGGCTTGGAGTCCATCTCATGACCTCTGTCATTGCCTTTGATTATGACTGCATCTTTGGAAAGTATACTGACATTCAGTTTGGGAACTTTCCCCAGACCATTGCAGGACTTGCAAACAGGATTGCAACAACCACAGAGAACTATATAAACGGAAAAGGTTACACTGCAACATCATGGAATCAGATTCAGTCCACAGGGACAAAGATTGCAGAGGTTGTCATTGATGGCAGAACCTATGATGTGTATGCTCCTGCAGGAGGCAGTTCTGATGTCTCATGGAATCAGACTCAAGGCAGTGGTGACAAGATTGCAGAGGTCACAATCAATGGAACCACTCAGAATGTCTATGCTCCAAACTCTCAGATATTCTCCGAGGCATCCACAAGGGCAAACATTGACAGTGGTGAAACCTATCCGACCATATTTGGAAAGATAAAGAAATTCTTTACTGACTTGAAAACAGTTGCGTTTAGTGGAAAATCAAGTGACTTAAACAATGATGCTGGTTTTATCACATCAAGCGGATCGTGTGCAAGTGCTACTAATGCAGGAACTGCAAATTATGCTAATCTCTTAAAATATTCCCACGGTAATGAAATAAATTTCAGCGGTGGTAGACGACAACAGGTATGGTTCAATTATAGGGATGCAGACACAGACCAACAGAATAGTCTTGGAGCAATAGAGTATTTTTTCGCAGATTACTCTAATACAGCTTATAACTCTGTTCTGCATGGTGCGAGATTCACGGGAAAATCTGATACCGCAGGTACGGCAGACAAAGCAACACAAGACTCTGATGGAAACGCCATAAATTCCACCTATCTGAAAAAGACAGGTGATACAATGACAGGGTCATTGGAGATTCAAGGAGCAGACCTCATCCTTGATGCCACCAATGGTGGAGGAAATATGCTCTCAAGGCAGACCACAGATCCCTCCAATGTTTTCATGAACACACTCCCTGCACAGGATGGCACACTTGCATTAACGAGTCAAATACCAAACATTCGTTTAATTGAATTTTATCAATATGTTGATGTTACTGCAAATCAAACAACTGATACTTATTTGAATTTTACAGGTAATAATATTACACCATCGAATATTTTATGTGTTACTGTCGCATGGAACAATCCAAGTTCAGATAATCCATCATATTTTAGGCAATATATGGATAATGGATATATTTATAGAGTTATACATGAATGGGTAGTTTCTCAAAGAGTCAGATTCATGGTGGGTGTGGTTGTGAAATCATAATTATTTCCAATGTGCAGAAAAAGGAGAATGATCATGACATTTGGGATTGACATTTCAGCATGGCAAAAAGGGCTGAACTTGGCACAGGCAAAAGCTGAGGGAGTGCAGTTTGCAGTTCTCAAGGCAGGAGGAGCCGATTCCTCCAAGCCATACAAAGACAGTCAGTTTGAAAAATTCTATACACAGTGCAGAGCCAATGGGATTCCTGTTGGCTCTTACTATTTTGGGAGAGCATTTTCCAAGGATGATGCTGTCAAAGAGGCAACCTATTTCATATCATATCTCAAAGGCAAGGACATTCAGCATGTTTGGTATGATGTGGAGGGGCAGATGCTCCAACAGACTCCGAGGAACCTCACGAACATCATCAAGGCATTCTGTGACACTGTGATCAATGCAGGGTATGTGTGCGGTATTTATTCATCACTGAGTCCATTCAATTCCAAGATGATAGATTCAGAGCTCTCAAAATATCCTCATTGGGTTGCATGTTACGGAACCAAGAAACCTGTGCTCAAGAGTGGAAATCTTGTTGAGATGTGGCAGTTCGGAGGCTCAGTCAACTATATTCGGAGCAATAAAATAGCAGGAAAGACCTGTGATCAGAATTATTGCTATTTGGATATATGGAATGAGGAACCTGCTCCTGCTCCAACACCTGCACCAAGTCCTGCTCCTGCAGGTTATTACATCAATGGGTATGACTATGCACCTGTGTTTGATCCTGTCTATTACTCCAACAAGTATGCAGACCTCAAATCTGCATTTGGGGATGATGCAAGTCTGCTCTGGGAACATTTCCAGATGTTTGGCATGAATGAATTTAGGCAGGGATCTGCAGAGTTCAATCCTGTTGTTTACAAGGAGAAATATCCAGATGTGAGGAATGCATACAAGGACAACAATCCTCTGTATTATTGGCATTATGTTGCATTTGGAAAATCCGAGGGTCGCACGACCTAACAAGGTCTTTCATTTATAGTCTCTTTTCCTATCTGAGCCCTCTCTGTCCGTCAAAAGACAGGGAGGGTTTTCTTTTTTATGTTCTATATCACTACAGTGATACAATATGCACAAAAGGGAGGAGAAAAGTTTGTGCTGTTTTCCGATATTAACACTATATCACCATAGTGATATATTATATGTAAGGAGGTGATCACTATGAAATTTTATTTTGAGGGAAAGCTCATCAGAACAAGCAAAACACATCATTACACACATGCAGTCATCAAGAGAACTGAAAATGATTTCATCCTTTATGGATGCTCATCATCCTATAAGTTAGCAGAAAAGATGATGATGGATTCAATTCCTTACAAGAGATACAGAAAGTGGATGGCAGTGCAGGATGGCTCATACAAGCCAAGAGATAAATGGGCATACAGTCTTGAGCAGATGAGAAAGAAAGCAGTTGAGCAGTTCGGATCAGTAGAAAATGCAGTCAAGAGTTCAAGAGATGGCATTGAGGGTTTTGAAATAGTGGAGATTGAGGAGGCATGAGCCTCCTCACGAAAGGAGAGACACATGGCAGAACTCATCAGAATAGACAGGAATGGAACCAAATACTTTGAGGGGATGATCACCTGTGACAGATGTGATGGCAAGGGCATCTATTACATAGGGGTTTGCAATGGTCAGTTAGTTCCCTCTTGGGTTGACCAAGGTCTCTGTTTCAAGTGCGGAGGAGTGGGCAAGGTTCATGGCAAGTGGAAAGAGTACACTCCAGAATATGAGGCAAAGCTCATGGCAAGGAGAAAAGCCAAGGCTGAAAAGTATGAGAGAGAACATGCAGAGGAGATTGCCAAGGCTGAGGCAGAGAAGAAAGCCAAGGAGGAGGCTGAAAGGTTAGCAAGAGAGGCAGAGGAGCAGAGAATCCGAGAGCAGAAAGCACACAGTCAGCATGTTGGACAGGTTGGAGACAAGATTGACCTTGATGTGATCCTTGAAAAGAGAGCATGGTTTGAGATTCCCTCATTCAGAGGTTATGGAACAGACACAATGCACATTTACACTTTCCGAGATGCAGAGGGAAATGCTCTTGTCTGGAAAACCTCAAAGGGCATCAGCACAGAGAATGGTGAGAGAGTTCATCTCAAGGGAACCATCAAGGAGCACAGTGAATATGATGAGGAAAAGCAAACAGTGCTCACCAGATGCAAGATTGAAAAGGTTGAGGAGGCTTGAATGCCTCCTCCAGAAAGGAGAGACCATGGAGGAGTTCAAGATAACGTACTGCATCACAGTGTGGACATGGGATGGAAAGAATTATGAACCTGTCACTGTGCTTGAGAGTGAGGAGCTTGAGGAGTGCAAGAGGAAATATGACAGCATGAACACTGACATTGACCATCCTCTGATTCAGATCTGGGAGATGGGTGAGGAGGACAGGCTGATTGAATACAAAGAATCATGATATAATTGGCATGAAAGGAGGTTCGGGATGTACAAGAGCAGATTGAAATTCATGAGAGAGGACAAAGGCATGTCACAGTCCGAGCTCTCAAAAAAGAGTGGAGTGGGGCTGAGATCCATCCAAATGTTTGAGCAGGGCAACAGGGACATCAACAAGGCACAGGTCATCACAGTGTTGCAATTGGCAGAGGCTCTGGACTGTGATGTGTATGACATCATCAATGACAGATAGGAAAAGAGGCAGGTTTCTCTCCTGCCTCTATTTTATTGCCTAAACACAGAGTCATTGAAATGACCATGTGAATGGGCTAATAATTCAAAAGTTCCAATGAATGTGGATGTCCTCACCATCAATCTCTATGTGGTCAATGAGGGCTCTGATGACAGATCTGACATCCTCAAGGGTTCCATGCTCCAATACATCATCAAAGTTTTCCACAAGCCTCTTGGCATCCTCAATGGTGAATTGATGTTCATTCACTGACTCAAGTTCAGCCTCAAGTTTGTTTTTCTGTTCGTTGACCTCATGGAGTTTCTTTTCAACCTTGTCCAGAGGCATGTCTCCCACTGCATACAGTTCCATGAGCCTGTCAATTTGCTTTTCAAGGTCATTTATTCGGTCAGAGAGAACAGGTGCCTTGTTGGACGTTTTACGAGGTTTCCGAGGAGGTTCAAATTTGAGTTTTCGGATTTCATCAAAGATCAGATCATCAAGCTCCTGCATTTTGTAACTTTGATTTTTGCATTCATTGCCTGTGTGTTTCTTTTTGGGATAACGATTCCTGCAACAATACCAATCATATCTATAACCTTTGGAACCAAGGCTGTATTTATAATATCTGTCACCACACTTGGCACAGGTGATCAGCCCTCCGAGATATGACACAGGAGATCCAAAAGCGTTATGACCATTGGCATCCTTTTTGGACTGCTTGACCATCTGAACAGCCTCAAAGAGTTCCTCAGAGATGATGGGCTCATGTGTCCCTTTAAACCATTCATTTCCAAATTTGATGTAACCAATATAAGTCTTTCTATCAAGCAGGGATCTGACCACATTCTCTGTCCAATTTCCATATTTGTGGGTCATTCCAGACTCATTCAGTTCCTCAGCAATCTTGGCAAGACCTTTCCCAGAGGCATAGTTCTCAAAGATGTATTGAATCTGCAGTTTCTCAAACTCATTGACCACTAATTCTCCGTCAATGTAGTCATAACCTATCGGATGCCTCCATGAGCCTGTGTATTTTCCCATCTTGGCTCTTGCCTCTCTGCCCATGGTCATTCTTTCCTTGATCTGTTCTCTTTCCAATTGAGCGAACACAGCAAGGATTCCAATCATTGCCCTGCCAAAGGGAGAGGATGTGTCAAAGTTCTCTGACATGGAAACAAAGTCACAGCCATTCTGCAGGAATACATCCTCAATGAGGAATAGTGTGTCTTTCTGTGACCTTGAGAGTCTGTCCAATTTATAGACCAATACTCTGTCAATCTTATGAGCATTGACATCCTTGATGAGCCTCTGCAGGGATGGTCTGTCCGTATTGGAACCAGAGAAACCTGCATCAGTGTAAACCTTGAAAATAGTCCATCCCATAGCATCACAGTATTTTTTCATCCTGTCCTGCTGTTCATCTATGGAATGCCCATGCTCTTTTTGCTCTTGGGTACTAACTCTCGTATATAAGGCAATCATCTGATTTCATCCTCTCTGCCATGCCTATAGAGATAATCATCCCTTGAGCAATTGGCACAATAAATCATTTTTTGAGATTTTGCCTCTTTGATGGTGATCTGCTTGGATGGAAAGCCTTGGTCAATCTCCCATTGGAGATTTTCACAGTTCAGATTGGTGTGATAATACTTGCCTTGGCTGATGACACAATGGATTTTATCTGTGATTAGATTCATATGTTTCTCCTTTCTCAAGATCTGTTCAATGGTCGGAGTCCTGTCAAGAAATCTGAGACTAAAATTTTGGACATAGTGAATGATAGGATTTGTTCATGAGGGGAAAACAAATGTTCATCATTTCTTTTTGGCTAACAGTCTGGAGGGAGTTCTGACATCTGTCAGCCCAATCAGATAATCAAGACTGACATTGAAATACATAGACAGATATTTTGCATTTTCAAGAGTGGGGTCATTGACTCCAGACTCCCATCTTGAAATGAGAGATTTGTCTATTGATATATTGGGAAATTTCAATTTCATATCTGTCACAAGCATGTCCATTGTGAGGTCATGCTCAAGCCTCAAAGCTTTGATTTTGTCACCAATGTTCAACATGATATTTTTCTCCTTTGTGTCTATTATATCGGATTAAACTATAAAAATATAACGTAAAATAATAATTTCTTGTTGCATTATCACAATTTACATGTATAATGGGGTTTGGGATGTTGTGATATCCCAACAACAAGAAAAGGAGGTGCAAGATGCTAAAATTCAAAGCATTCTGTGTGGAGCATAGAATCAAGCAGTCTCAGATTGCTGAAATTCTTGGAATTAATGTCCAGAGTGCAAACAGAAAACTCAACGAAAAAGAGCCATTTACGCTTGAGCAGGTAAAAAAGCTCTGTGTTGAGTTCAAAATCAGTGCAGATGAGTATTTTGTTTGAAAGGAGGGCAAATTTTTTTGCCTTGCATGTTGGGAAAACCCAACAGAAAGAGAAAAGAGATGGTCATTCACGTTTTAAAAAATGGACAGGTTGTTGATGACATCAAAGGTCATGTTGTACGGAGAGAGGACTTTCCAAGCCTTTATTCATTAATTGACCGACTGAATGACGAAAACAGGAGGAAAGAGAATGAAAAGAAAGATTCTTGATTTGGTCAGTGTGGTGTTTTTTGTTCTGTTCGTGCTCTTTGGGAGCATTGAGAGTGACAACATGATCCCACTGTTCATCACAGCACTTGCATGGCTTGGATTTGCAGGATGTTGTCACCTGCAGAATGAAAAGGAGGAAATGGCTCAATGATCACATATGAGGACATAAAGAAAGCCAATGACACCATAAAGACAACAACAATCTCAAGGATAGACAAAAAGACAGGAGAAAAAATCTCCAAGGAGTATGCAGAGGTCAATCAGAGAATCAAGGCATTCAGAATGGTCTATCCCAATGGTTACATTCACACACATTTCTATGATCTGAAAGAGGGAGTCTGCACCATGTTGGCTGAGGTTGGATATTACTCCGAGAGTGGTCAAAAGGTTGAACTTGGAACAGGAACAGCATCCGAGAAAGAGACATCCTCATTCATCAATCAGACCTCATACATTGAGAATTGTGAGACATCTGCAGTGGGCAGAGCTCTGGGAATGGCAGGATTTGGAATTGACACATCTGTGGCAAGTCTTGAGGAGGTTCAAAATGCCATGGCTAACCAGACAGAGGAAAAGGGTGAACCTAAAGCAGACAGGAAAGCATCTCCTAAACAGATTGAGTTCCTACTCAGCAGATATGAGGGAGAGAACCTTGAGAAACTCCTCAAAGCAAACAACATCACCAAGATTGAGGACTTGTCCATGGCAACAGCCTCAAATCTCATCAGCAAACTGAAAGGAGCAAAGGCATGACTAAATACATTGACCTTGTTTTGTGCAAACATCCATCCCTTGACAGATTAGTTCCATTCAAGGCACCTGCATTCACATCTCTGAAAGAGGGAGATCATGTCAAGGTTGAGGGTGGAATCTTAGGACATACAGATGTGGAGGTTGTAAGGAGCCTCACCATTGATGAGAACAGTGAGCAGATGGAGTTCATTCTCACTGCCCTTGACCTTGCAACACCTGTCAGAAAGGTGCTGTCAAAGCTCACATTTGAGGATTTTGAATGGGAGGAGGAGAAAGAGGATGAATGAGTTAATCACAATCAATGAGGGAGTTGCCCTGCTCAGTCCAGAGACATCAGCAAGGATTGCAGAATGTGAAAGAAGAATCAAAGAGATCAAAGAGGCAGAGGATGCACTTAGACAGGCAATTCTTGAGGAGATGGAATCCAAGGGAATCAAGAGCCTTGAAACGGATGAGATTCAGATTTCCTACATAGCCGAGAGCGACAGGGAGACATTTGATTCCAAGAAATTCAGAGCAGAACATGCAGATCTGTTTGATGAATATGTGAAATTCACCACAACCAAGGCATCAGTGAGAATCAAGGTCAAAGAGAATCCAAGGAAAAAGGTCATTGAGGAAAGACTCAAGGAGATTGACTCTGTGGAGTTTGACATCCAGATGAATGACCATCTGACAGATGCAGATTATATCAAACTCAGAGCTCTGAATGAGGAAAGAAAAGCACTCAGAACAGAATTGGAGAGTCTATGAACAATTATGAGGCTTGGACAATAGCAGGACATGATCTGGAATACTTTGATGATTCTCACACCTATCTTGTTGATGGAATTGTGGTGCCGAGCATCACTCAGATGCTCAAGACAAGGTTTGGAAACAAATATGCATCTGTTGATGCCTCTGTTTTGAAACAAGCCTCCATGAGGGGCACAGAGGTTCACAGAGCCATTGAGGAATATTGCAAGACAGGAACTGAGTCAGAACTCCCAGAGGTCAAGAATTTCAAATTTCTCCAAAAGCATTATGGATTCACTGTCATGGAGAATGAGGTTCCTGTGATTCTGTTCAAAGATGATGAACCTGTCTCTGCAGGACGTTTGGATCTTGTTCTGATGATGGATGACAAGACAGGACTTGCTGACATCAAAAGAACCTCAACTCTGGACAAAGAATATTTGGCATATCAGCTCAATCTATATCGGATTGCATATCAACAGTGTTATGGAGTGCAGATTGATTTTCTCAAGGGTCTGCATCTCAGAGAGGATGTCAGAAAGTTTGTAAACATACCCATCAAGGAATCACTTGCATGGGAACTGATTGAGGAATTTCAGAAAGGACAAAGAGATGGAAATTTATAAACTTGGCAGAAAGGCATTTGTGGCATTGCCAATGAAATCATACACAGCAGAAAAGGCAATCTCAAAAGCCAATGAGCATTTCAAGGTTAAAAGGGAACTCCTTGAAATCCATGAGGGCAGGACAAGTGGAGGTGGTCTCTGGATAGATGGATTCAAGAATCTGAAAAACAATGTTTGGGTTGTCACAAGGAGGGAAAAGGCATGAACAAGTGGATTGGCATGGGCAGACTGACAAAAGATCCAGATGTCCATTATACACAGGGACAGGAGCAGAAAGCTGTTGCAAAGTTCACATTGGCTGTGGACAGAGGATTCAAGAAAGAGGGGGAGCAGAGTGCTGATTTCATCTCCTGTGTGGCATTCGGAAAGCTTGGAGAGTTTGCGGAGAAATATCTGAAAAAGGGCACCAAGGTTGTTGTTGAGGGACGTTGGCAGACAGGATCCTATGTCACCAAGACAGGTGAGAAAGTTTACACCAATGACTGTGTTCTTGGTTCCATTGAGTTTGCAGAATCCAAGAAAGCAGATGCTCCTCAAGATTCATCAAATGACTTTGTGAACATTCCAGAGAATCTCATTGAGGAACTGCCTTTTTCATGAGGTGAAATATGATCGGACTACCAAAACAAATTATCACTTGGCTATTAGAGCAGGATCAGACAAAGGATTTTGAGTGCAAGAGATATCACCAAAAGAGGTCTCTTGATGCCAATGCATATTGTTGGGTGTTGTGTCAAAAGATTGCTGATGCAGTTGGAAAGAAAAAAGATGATGTCTATCTGGATATGATTCACGATTATGCACCATCACTCTTGATTCCTGTTGAGGCAAAGAAAGAGGTCAAAGGATTTTTCAAATATTATGAGCTCTTTGAGACCTCCAACATCAATGGTGTTCCTGCTGATTATTACAAAGTGTGGAAAGGTTCAAGTGACATGGATTCTGCAGAGATGGCAAAGTTCATTGATCACATCATTGATGAATGTCATGACCTTAACATTGAAACAATGCCTCCTGCAGAGGTTCAGAGGATAAAGGAGATGTGGAAATGAAAGAGAGGAAAAATGGCTCAAGATTTTGAAAGTGTTGAGGAATACAAAGCACATAAATTGAGAAAGCATCAAGAGATGCTGATGAAACAAAGAGTCCCATATTCAATCAAGGTCAAGATGTCTGAGGACAGAATCAGATCATTTATTGAAGAATGTGACAGGAGGGGTCTCAATTATCATGTTTCTGTTGGTGGTCTTGACTCTATTGTTTTGGCAAAACTCATTGAGAGAATGGGATATGATGTGCCGAGGGTCTCAGCCTCATCATTAGAGGATAAATCAATCCAAGAGGTTCACAAGGAAATGGGATGCATTGTTGTGAATCCCTTAAAATCAAAAATCAAGATTCTGCAGGATGAGGGTTTCCCTGTCCTATCAAAGAAAATAGCCAACAAAATTGACACATTAGCTCATCCAACAGAGAAGAACAAGACAGTCAGACATGCAATCATCACAGGAGAATGTGGAGAGCAGGGACATTTTGCGACAGATTCAAAGATGAGATTACCCATGACATATCTCAAATTATTTGGAGGCTTGGACAAAGAGGGTGAGGCTCTTGGTTATGGAAAACCTAATTTCAAGGTCTCACATAAGTGTTGTTATTACTTGAAAGAGGCTCCTTGTGATAATTGGGCAAAGGAACATAATTCAGTCCCTTTTTTGGGACTCATGGCATCCGAGGGAGGTCAGAGAGCAGATGCTCTGGAGGAAAATGGATGCAATTACTTTGGAAAGACCACAGCAAGATCATGCCCATTTGCATTCTATTACCATTCAGATGTTGTCCATCTTGCAGTTGAATTGGGAGTCCATATCCCCAAGATCTATGGAGAGGTGAGACTCAGCAAAGAAAAAAATGAGTTCGGTGATTATGAATATTACACCACAGGAGAACAGAGGACAGGATGCTCAATGTGTGGGTTTGGGATTCAGCTTGAAAGCAGACCTCACAGATTTGACAGGCTATATGAAAGGAGTCCAAAGGAGTGGGATTTCTGGATGAATCATTGTTGCAAACATGAGGATGGAACAGATTACGGATGGGGAGAGGTTCTTGATTACCTTGGCATTGCTTGGAGAAATCCAAAGCATTGGTTCTTGAAAAGTGAGTTTTCGGGACAGACAACACTATTTGATTATTTTACAGAGAATGGAACTCTGATTGAAAGGGAGAATTGATGGCAAAATCAATCATCAGCAATGAAAAAATCTGTTTCATCTGTGGTGATTCCAATGTGGTCAAGCACCATTCATTCCATGGGACAGCAAACAGGCAGATTTCTGAGTCTCAAGGCTGTTGGATTTATCTCTGCCCAAAGCATCACAACATGAGCAATGAGGGAGTTCATTTCAATCATCCCTTTGATGTGATGCTCAAGAAATACACACAAATGATCTGGGAGGAAAAGAATGGAAAATCAAGAGAGGATTTCATCAGAGTTTTCGGAAAAAGCCACATTTGAGGAATGGAAATCAATTCAAGGATATGAGGGACTGTATGAGATAAGCAATCAAGGCAGAATCAAAAGTCTTGCAAGAGAGGGAAATAATAGAACTCTCAAAGATAGAATTATGATCCAACATATTGGAAAAGCAGGATACAAACAAGTGAGGCTGTGTAAAAACAGCAAATCAAAACTTTGGAAAGTTCATATTTTAATTGCTAAAGCATTTATTGAGAATCCCTCAAAATTTCCAATTATCAATCATATTGATGGCGACAAACTCAACAATGATATATCAAACCTTGAATGGTGTTCTTTTTCTCATAATATCCAACACGCATATGACAATGGACTCAAAAAAATCAAACCTATTGAACAAAGGGCAGAAAATGGAACCTTGATCAGATCATGGAAATCTATTTCTGAGGCAAACAGAGCAACAGGAATCAATCTGTCACATATATGGTCATGTTGTAACAACAAAAGAAAAAAGGCAGGTGGATTCATATGGCAATATGCAGAGCAGAAATCCCTTTGAGGCTTATATCTGCTAATGACTACATTGAGATGTGTCGCAAAAACAAGCTCATGGCTAATGATTATAAACAGGACATAGAGAGTGACATTGTGATGTTTATTGGACATCTCCCAGAGTTCAAAAACAAAATTTCAATCCATTTCATTTGGTTTGAAGAAACCAAGAGGAGAGATCCCGACAATGTGAGCTTTGGAGCAAAGTTCATCCTTGATGCCATGAGAAAAGCAGGAAAGATTCAAAATGATAATTGGAGATATGTTGGCAGTTTATATCATGACTTTATTTATTCAAAAGAATCAAAAGTCATTTTAGAGATTATGGAGGCAGAACATGGAGCAGAGAGAATTTGGGACAATTCCATCCTTGGAGAATAGAGCTGAGGCTCATGAACAGGTGGATAAAAAGAAAAGATATGCACAGATCATTGAATGTCTGCAGGAGGCTGAAAAGATGCACCTTGCAGGACTCACAGCAAAGGAATGTGCAGTGATGATGTGGAAAAAGGGACTGATTCCAACATCTGAGAGGAATTTCACAAGTCCCAGACTGACGGAGATGTGTGAGAGTGGAATTGTTGAGCAGATAGGCAAAACAACCTGCTATTACACAGGAAAGAAAGTCACAGTTTTTGCTTTGAGAGGAGCTTGAGGATGGGAGAGAAAAAATACTTTTGGCTGAGACTCAAGAGGGATTTTTTCAAGAGACATGACATCAGAATCATTGAGGCAATGCCAAACGGAAAGGAAATTGTCCTGTTTTATATCAAACTCCTCACAGAATCAATTGATCATGAGGGAATGCTGAGGTTTTCAGACAAGATTCCATACACTCCAGAGATGCTCTCAACCATTACCAACACAGATGTGGAGATTGTGAAAAATGCAATTGATATCCTCAAGGATCTTGAGATGGTGAATGTCTTGGATGACCAAACTCTTGTTGTGAATGGCATTCAATCCATGATTGGAATGGCTGAACAGGATGAGCACACAAGGGAGTCCACAAGGCAGAGAGTCAAGGCATACAGAGACAAGAAAAAACAATGTAACACCAAAGAAACGTTACAGAAACGTTACAGTAACGTTACATGTAACGGAGAGTTAGAGATAGAGAAAGAGAAAGAGTTAAAGAAAGAAAAAAAGAATAAATATGGTGTGAGTGAGAATGTTCTCCTCACGGAGAAACAACATCAAAAGATTGTTGATGCAGGTCTCACAGATCTGATTGATGAGCTCTCTCTGTATATAGGCTCAAAGGGTGACAAATATAAGAGTCATTATGACACCATTTTAAATTGGGCAAGACGGAGAGAAAAGGAAAACAAAGGAAACGGCAAGACATATCAGTTTCAGCAGATGCAGAAAACTGACTATGACATGGATGCTCTGGAGAGGAGGTTGGTGAAAAATTGAAATACTCATTGGAGATATTTTGCGTTGTTGTTCTCCTGTGCGTTGGAATCACGGCAGGAACCTTGTCTGAATATGCACAGGACGTACATGAGGAAATTTCACAGCCTCTGCAGGTAAAAGAGCTCAAATCATCCAAGTCCATTCCAGAGATTGAAACCGAGGTGACAGAAATCATTGTGAGCGAACCTCAAAAGGTCTTTGTTGCCTCAGAGGTTCCACTCCTCAGAGACACAGAATTTGTCAATCTCACTTTTGAGGAACAGGAACTGCTTGAACAGATTGCAATGGCAGAGGCAAGGTCAGAGGGATCTGTTGGCATGGCTCTTGTCATGAGAGTGGTCTTGAACAGGTCACTCAAGACAGGGCAGAGCATCAGACAGGTCATATATGCTCCAAATCAGTTCTACACTGCAGGAATGTGTGCAGGGAATGATGAATGTCATGAGGCTCTTGCCATGGTGATGGATGGATGGGATGAGAGCAATGGAGCAATCTATTTCTGTGCAGGTGGTTATTCAAAATATGGAGAGCCACTCATGCAGGTGGGGAATCACTATTTTTCAGCATGAAAGAGAACATAATCACGATTATTTTACTTTTAATTTTAGTCATTTGGGTATTTTCAAGAGGAGGGCTATGAGTCACAAGATTTTAACATCCAAGGATCTGAACAGGAATCTCCCTGCAGAGATTTTTGACAGAGCAAAGATTTACAACAAAGACAATGCTCTGGAATGGGTATTCAGATCCAAGAGGGATGCAGACAAAGCTGTTGGGACACTAATCAATGCAGGATTCAATTCAGTGAGGAGAACAAGATGATCATTTCTCAGAATGTGCCAATATGTCCAGACTGCAGTGCAATGATGGTCAAAAGGCATCAAAACAATGAAATATATTTCTTTTGTGCGGATTGTAAGTCCATCTATCAAGTCATTGACAATGGCACAGCAGAGATTGAGCTGATTGTGACAGACGGAAAGGAGACAGATGGAGAAATATCAGCCTAAAAAGTGAGACATCATCACTGTGAATGCTGAGATTATTGCTGTGACAGAGGGTGGAAATCCAATCATCAGATTGAACAGTGGGATCAAATTTCTGATCAAGGAATCAGACATCAACACCATATGTCCAAAGATAGAGGTTCCAAAAGAGGATAAAAGGAGGGGCAGATGAGCGACTATATAAGCAGAGTACAAGCGATAGAGGAAATCAATAAATATCGCATGACAAGCGGTGTGTCTAATCAAGGCACATGGAATGAATGTGTTGATGTAATTGCACATACTGTTTCAGAGTTGCCGAGTGCAGACGTAAGAAAGAATATACATGGGGAATGGATAAAAAATTTTTTAGGACTTGACATATGTTCTGTATGTGGAGAGCCAATGAGGGATAGGCGAGTGAATCATATCAATTTTTGTAATTGCTGTGGTGCAGATATGAGAGGTGAGTGAATGAAACTGATTATTGATATTCCCGAAGATGCACTAAAGGA